CCTTTAAAATTAAAGTTAACATCACCTAGTGTATTTGTACCAGGATTATAATAAAGCCCAGCATCAAAGTAGACTTGTTTATTTTGAGTTCCCGATAGATGATAATCTGTAAAGAGAATATTATACGCTGTTGAATTAGTTTGGTTTTGTGACGCTGCAATGGTGCTGGCTGATGATGCATTACCACTCAATGTTGCAGTAATTGTTCCTGCACTAAAGTTACCTGAAGCATTTCTTGAAACAATCTGGTTACCAGTATTAGCAGACGTATGAGTAGTAGTTGCTGAGTTGGCCTGACTTGTAATTGATCCTGCAGTTGATGCATGGCCAGATAATGCTCCATGAAATCTTGTAGCATATACAGCATTCGTACTCATATTAATATATACTGATGAGGTTGAATATACGTTACCAGCGCTTCCAATGCCATCGTGAGAACCTAAGATTCTCATCGTGGTGGCACCATTATAGTTGTTTACAAATACCTTAGTTGCAGTAGCTGAGTTACCAGAACAAGCACCTGCTGTAGTTGCACTTGATGCTGTAGTTGCGTTACCTGATAATGACCCTGAAAAACTAGTAGCGGTTATTCTATTGTGATGCGCATTAATTGTTACTTCGTCAGTATAATGCGCAGTATTTCCTGATCTCCAAACTATAGGATACTCACCATTTGAATCACTATGATTCATTGATACCTGAGTAGCTGTTCCAGCAAAGTTTGCGCATGTTATAGTATTAGTACTAGCATTAAAGTATATTGCATCATCTGCGTATAATGTTTCAACACCATTTTCATTATCACCTTTGGCGCATCCAATGAGAGAATAAAGCGTGCTACCATCTGTTTCTATGACATAAACTTGAGATGCGGTGCTTGCATCACCATTAAGATCTCCATGAAAAGTATTTGCATAAACAGTACCAGTTACGTGTAGTCTATTATAACCAGGATTGTAATAAATGCCTTTAGTTGTATCTTTATAAAGAGTCTCATTACCACCTGTACCATCATTAGTTTCACCAAATATAAGTCTATGCTCAGCCTGAGCATTTGTTCCAGTTACATAAACTGTAGATGAACTGCTTGCATTACCTTGGAAATTTGAACATTTAATCGTATTAGTACTTGATTGATATGTTAAACCAGCGTCTGCATAAAATGAAGAATTACCACCACCCGAACCTACAATCCAGGTCATTTCTCTAAAGGTTCCATCGGTGTCATTTGAGGTTACATAAAGCTGTGTTGCTGAAGCAGCATTACCTGTTGATGAACCTGAACTACCTGTTACATTACCCGTTACATTACCTGTTACATTACCAACCAGAGGACCATTAAATCGAGTAGCATTAATATGTCCACTTGAATCTGTTCTTACAACAAAATTTGAACTAACAGCAGCACTAGATGTTTCAGTTTCTTGAACAAATCTACCATCAAGGTCTATTGTATCTATTGCTGTTACGTGTCCATTTATATCAACTGTAATATCTTCAATTACAATACCATTATTAGCACCGCCGTAATTACCAGATAAAGAAGATGTATCATCATGGCTAAATGTTATTACATTATTAGTTGAGTTATAAGTTAACCCTAAAGCATTACCAGCTTCAAAAGAAACTCTTGCGTCATCTGCAATATTGCCTTTATCATCACCATCAACAGTTAAGAACCAACCTGAATAACCATCTAAAGCATTTGTAATTGTAACTTCAATATCGTCACCATTTACAACTGATCCTAAACTTATTCCAGTTCCAGCAATAAGGTCTAATGTTTTTGTTCCAGATAAATTGGCAACATCAGATCCATTTACTTCTATACCAGGAGATCCTTGTGTTGCATCAGACAGTAATGGCGATCCATCCATTTCCCATCTATCTGTACCAAAGTTATATACAATTGAATGTGAACCAGTTACTCCTGAAGCTGGTGTTGGGTGAACACCGGTAGATGACCATGTTCTATTACCACCACCTTGATTGATTACAGCATTAGATAAACCACTAAATGTTCTAGTTTCTAATCCAAAACCACCAGATGTAGGTTCGTTAGTATTTCCTAAATCACTTCCAACAAGAATTAAAGTATCTTCTACTTCTAATGTTGCAGTGCTTAATGTTGTTTGAGTACCATTAACGGTTAGATTACCTGTGATAGTTAAATTACCAGGTATAGCAACAGTATCACTAGATCCGTTACCTAGTGTAGTATTACCATAAACGTTTAATGTTCCATGAGTAACTAAATTACCAGATATATCTGCATTACCATTAATATCTAATGAGCCAGCTTCCATTTCACCAGAAATAGCTACGCTGTTAGGTAATCCAACAGTAATTGATCTTCCATCATCACCGGTATTACCTGAAACCGTTACTTCATTAGTCGTTCCTACGACTGAAGCAATATAATTACCTGATGTATCTGTTCCAAGAGCTACTGAATTAGCTTGAACAGTAGTACTAATATTAATATCACCTAAGTTAGTAACGGTAGCTGAACCTGCAACATCGCCACTTAATTGAACTACAAAGTCTCTTGGATTAATATCAAAGTTTTGGTTTGTAGCATCCCATGATACTACTATATTATTTTCTACATTATTATCAAATAAGTCTTTAGCATTATAGAATGTTACTATATCAGCAGTGTTATCTGATTTATCATCAGCCATACCTCTAAGTTGCCAAGCTCTTTCTGGTGTAGAGTTTACTAGTGTTTCATTCCACAATAATCTTACATCGTGCTTAGGAGCGCTGCCAGTTAAAGAAGTTCTATCAACCTGTAATCCTTGAATGTTTACATTTGATCCGGATGCTGCAGTAGCATTTAAGTTAACAAAGGCTGATCCAAAGTTTGCTACACCACCTGCAGATGAGAACAATGCAGTAGTATTTGAAAAGTCTACTGAATCACCAGTAAATGTTATGGTACCGGTAATGTTTTGATTAACACCAGATGCTAAATTTTTATTTAAATGATTTGTATCAAGAGTATTGATTTGTGTTTCATGCTCATTAATAGCTCCAACCAAATCATTAGATACTGTAGTAAGATCAGTAGCAACTAAATTATTACTTGTTCCTCTGATACCTACTTCTAATTCGTTAATAGCATCTTTAAAGTTAGACGAATTAGTACTTAATGTATAATTACCATTAGTTCCTCTAGAGGCTGTTTCTAATTCGTTAATAGCTCCGGACAGTGTTGTTGCATCTGTTCCGAGAGTAGCTGAACCTTGCTTTAGATCCAATTCATTAATTGCTAAAGTAAAGTTAGTTGCTGAAGTTGTAAGGTTATTATAATTACCTGAAGCGCCTTGTAGTTCTACAATTCCAGCAGAAGCATTTGTTGCAACATAACCAGCAGCATTGTTGATAGTATTATGATCACCAAGTTCTACTCTTAATTCTCTAAGAGCAGCAGAGATATCTCCAGCAGAAAGACCAGTAAAAGTCATATTACCAATATCTGTTTCATGCTCTCTTATAGCATCTCTTACATTCTGTGCTGTAGTAGTTAATGTGTAGTCACTATTGCCAGCTCTTAATACTGTTTCAATTTCATTAATAGCTGCAACTAAATCATTAGCATTTGTGCCAATTGTATAGTTACCTGCACTTCCTCTTACTGCAGTTTCTAATTCATTAATAGCACCAACTGCATCTGCAGTATGTGTAGTACCAAGTGAAGCATGATTTCCAAGTTCTACTCTTAATTCTCTTAAGGCAGCCGAAATATCAGTGCCAGATAAACCAGTGAAAGTCATATTACCAATATCGGTCTCATGTTCACGGATAGCATCTCTAAAGTTTTGAGCAGTCGTACTTAATGCATAATCAGAGTTACTACCTCTTGCAGCAGTTTCAATTTCATTGATAGAAGATACAATATCTGATTTATTAGTAGTACCTAGTGAAGTAATTTCGCCGATATCATCTTGAATTTCTACAATAGCATCTATAGCATTAGTAGAAGTAATTACTACATCATCACTAGTTGGAATTGTATGAAGCTCAATTGTGTTTCCAAGACTAGCATCAGCTTGATCTATTGAGCTTAAATTTGATGCAGCTAAACGATTATTAGAATCTGTATGTGGTATTCCAGCAAAAGCAGTAGTAACAAATGTACCACTGTGAGATTTAAATAAAAGTTCAGATGTAGTTGCTTTATATAATACACCTGAAAATCCATTAGATTGAGTTACAATTGCGCCTTCAGTAAAAGAAGCTGGAATAGTAGGTGAACCGGTTAATACAACTCTTAGCGATAAATTCGGTACGTGAAACCCATCTTGTCTTAATTCTTGATAAGCAATAACAGTATCTTGAGTTACTTTTACATAGCCAACTTTATATGATTCAGATACTAGTCTTACTAATTTACTAGCAGGAATAGAATCAGTAGAATATTTAATTGGCAAAGAAGGATCAAATGATCCAGTAGTATTTCGTAAAGAAATTTTATTTACATTAATATAATTAATAATACCAGTAAAGCTTTCAGATCCAGACGATCCTTGATATAAAGCTATTCCAGAAACAAAAGAGCTTGGTATAGTTGGATTACCATTCATAATAATAGTTGCTGGTGCATCTATTACTTCTTCTGGTTTAACTTCAAATCTTAGGTTTTTACTTGAAGCATCATTATCAAATACTGAAAAGGCAGACTCACTCGTACTTGAATAAGTATATACCTTATCAGTTAATCTGCTATCTAGCTGATCAACATCTCCTAGATGATGAGAGACTTCATTGGTTTTTTGTCTCCATTGTTCTAAAGTATTATTTTTTAAAACCTTTGATTCGTTATTTGCCATTATTTATCTACCAACTTTTTGACTAATTTAGTAAGTTCAGCAATTTCTTTTTTCATATCTTCGATATCTTTAGATTGCTGTTCGTCTAATTTCCTTTTTTCTACTTGAGCTAAGCGTGCTTCATAAGCACTGTTATTAGTATTTATAACTGCTCCACTCGTGAAATCCTTAATATAATCCGGATTGTCTTCTATTTTTGCTGTTTTTCTTTTTGCCATATTATGTTGCCGCCACTGCTCTAAAGTCTTTTACTGTTGGAACATTAGAAGTGTTTGAAGATCTTAAAACAATCTTGAACGCAAATGATCCAAACTTTCCAATAGTAGGATCAATAGAATAATGTACTTCATTATATGACCCTGCATCGTTAGTTACAATTGCTTCATCAGGCGAAGCAGCAATCCATGCTACTTGATCAAAATCACTATCGTCACCAGCTGCTAATACTTTAAAATATAAATCTATATTAGAACCTGCAGGTTTATTTGCATTAATATATACATCTAAAATATCTGCTTCATTATTAAGATCAATTCTCTTTGTTACATATCTATTAGCATTTGAAGTACCACTTGAAACTGTATCAGCAACATAAGTTCTACCATTCACAGTACTATTATAAGCAGATGAATTGGTAGTAGCATCATTTAATCTATTTGCTACAGTTGTTACTGAACATCTATTTAAATCAATCACAGGAGATAATATATTATTACCTGTAAGAGTAGCTGTAAGAACTAAAGACTTATTACCTGCACTAGAATCTGTAGTATAACTTGATTCATTTATTTCAGAAGCGATTGTTAATGGCGAACTAAATTCATTATTAGAATTAGCTAAAATTCCACCAATTGTTTGTTTAACATAAGCGCTTTCAGATCCATCAATTGATTTACCTGTTTGTCCTTCCATGGTTAAACCAATTCTTGTACCAGGAACTTCTAAAGTTTGAATTTGTGGAACTAATACATTATACTGTTGGTTTTCAGTAGCTGTAATGTTTCCCCCACCGCCATCAATTGAAACAGCAGATGCTGTACCTGTGACTTGTATTGCGTATGAATCTAATTCTATAGATGCACCAATAATATCGTGAGTAGCGTTCATGTTAGCTGCAGTAATACCATTAACTGTACCTTGTTGACCACCAATAGTAACTTTATTATTTGCACCATACATACCATGATCTCTATGGTATACTCTTATAATACTATTTCCACCAGAAGCAGAAACATATGTAAATGGATTAGTCTTAAGTTTTCTAGCTGGTATTCTATCATTAGTTAATTTTAAAGTAGCACTATTAGAAGTAAAGTTAGCTCTATATAAAGTAAATTTAAGATCTTTAGTTTGTTCCGGAGTCCATGTTGAAGCATTTTGTGATGTAAAGAATACACCATTGTATGGTTGCTTAGTAACTCTATTATCAGAATTTTGTAAATCAAATCCACCAGTTTCAGCAATATAAACTTTATATTCATCTGATTGAGATATAAGAACAATACAATATTCTTGATCTTGACCTAGATATACAGGATAATCAAATGTAACAGTACACGATTGAGAACCATCAGTAGACGTAGTTATTGAACTAGGATATACATTAACATCTGCTCCAGGAACAATTTGTTGTGTAGGTATACCATTTTCTACTGAACGTATAGAAACGTTTAATGGAATATTAGTATCTTTAGCTTGTACAAATAAATCTAATTTAGTTACAAATAATCCACCAACCTGATCAACAATAAATGTTTGAGCTAATGGATCTACCCAAGTTGTCGGTGTAGTAAATGATGTAATATTAGTTTCTGTTATAACTCTATTATTACTTAATTCTGTAGTTACAAATCTTGGTACTTTAGTAGATTGAATAACATTTTCTTTTACTTCAAGCAGTCCTTGCGCATGATATAAAGCTTCAGCAAATGTTACTTCATTATCTTTATCATTAGTAAGTGAATCTGTTAATCTAAATTCTCTTGTACCAGTTTTAAATTTAAGTAAACTATTTCTTGGTATAATGAATGATCCTTCCAATCTACCAGCAGCATCAGTAATTAAATCACTATTTGATGGGTGAACTGTTTCTCCTGAATATCCAACTACATTTGTTTGATCAGAAAATTCTTGATAAGATTCTTCTGCACAGTAATTAGTTACGTCAGAACCATTAAAGAAAGCAAACACTTTAGTATTTGGTTTCATAAGTTCAGCTTTAAAGAATATCTTTCTTGAACGTATAAATGGTACAAAGTTTGTTTCTACAACTCTTGATCCCAATTCTTTTAATTGAGTATCAGGTACAACTGTAGTTCTTAAACCAGATCTAGATTGATTTGTAGTAGTAGTTGTTGCAGTTGTAGTTGTAACACCAGCAAACCCAACTCGACCACCACCTCTTCTTGGGCCATCCCACCAGTCGTTTCCACCAAATTCATTAACATTACCCATGCGACCACTAATAATCCCACCACCACTTGTAGTAGTACTGACTTCAGTTCCAGTCCAGTTTGTTTCCCATTCGTTCCAAACAGTACCAAGCACTCCTGATTCTTCAGCCATAAATACTAATTGATCGTATACACCTTCATCGTCGATAATAACATCTGGTCTTACTTGAGTATCTTTCCACTCATCTGATTCTGGTGAAAGTTTTACTTGGCCACCCCAGCTAAATACATTATATGGATTAACAAATTCAGATGTAGTTGCATAAGGTTGTTTTGCAAATTCCGTATGACCAAATGGAAGTGTTACAATTGAACCATTTTTAACTGCAGTACCAGGTGATGCTGCATGTCTAATTAAGTTTGTATTGTCTTCATAAAACTTAGGTCTTAAAATACCATTAGCTTTATCAATTGCAACTGAATAATCTGGATGAGATACATTGCCTACATTATGTCCATAAAATCCATCAACTACAAATCCATTTTTAAGTCTTTCGTCTGATCCAGAAAATATTTGAGTATCAGCTGCTTCTTTTTCTAATAGAGATAGTGAAGTATAGTACTCAAGGTTTTTAATTCTTTTATCAAGAGAACCAATGTCTCTCATAGTATATCGTTTATTGTCAATAGTTTCTGGAATTAAATCTGATGGAGTAAAAATGTATGGTCTAAATTTAAGATTATAGATAACCATTGCATCATTTGGATCGTCTGGAGACTGTGGTTTCCTGTCAGCAACACCGGCTGATACTTCAAAATTACCTTCTCTTGTAATAAACAGTTTATCAATTCTAGGAAGGTAGTGACTTACATCAGCTAGTAGAATAGATCCTGGCTTAGGAGTATCTGCATTTTGAGATCCCGTGCCGGCAGTAAATACTGTATCTGTAGTAAATGATCCTGCTGAAGCTTTAGTTGGTCTAAAATCAATTGTATCTCTTAATTCTACTGATCCTTTAATACCATTAAAAGATGGAATAGTTTCATACTCTGAAGAGTCATAAGAATCTACTGTAAAGTAATCTCCATTACCATGTTGATAGTATTCAAAACTAACTACAACTGCAGTACCATTTGCAACTCCAGCAATTGGTATTAGTCTACCTTCATCATAGAAATTATCTCTTTGGCCGTTGTCTAAAGTAAATGAATCTAGTTTATCAACACCACCAATAGTTATAGCCGTTACTTTTTTAATATCAGCTTTATCTAATGGGATATATCCTGTTGAAGAATTATAAGTAAATGATTGATTGCTTAAAGTTTGTTTTGTTTTTGTTTTAAGACCAGTACTTGTTTTTTGTACTGAGAAAATAACTTGTGCATGAATATTATTAGCTGCACCAGTAATACTAGATGAAATATTTTGAATTGTTAATGTAGTATCACCAACTGCAGTTGTAATATCTCCAGGTGCTACCATTTCTGGTGCATTATTTCCAACAGCAATCATTACATCTGATTTAGATTGTAATGTACCACCAAAGTTATTAAATGATACTGTTGCACTAGTTCCAGTTCCACTAAATGTTCCTTGCACTCTTTGTCTTGTCACAAATCTAGGTGGGTCAGCTGGAGTTGAATCTAGTAAAGATTTAACTGCAGAGAATGGAAGCTTAAATACTAATCCATTATTACCAGTATCGTACCTAACACCAGTATTAGCTAATGTTGCTGTAAAATTCTGGCCGCTTGGATTTGTTTGTGCAATAGTAGTTACTGTACTAAAACTACCAGATGTCATATTAATATCAAAAAGATATATATGGAAAATTGTATTATTAAATTCTTCAACACCTCTAATTCTACATGTACCAGCAGCACCACCACCACTGAGTGTAGCAGTTTTATACGCTCCGGAAGTACCACCAATATCAGGCATTCCTCTTATACTGGATTTAGTAACTTTAACATAGTTACCAATTTGCATTGAAACAGATTGTTGATTTTCGTTAACATGATCTCTTGGCTTATCAACAGCTACATATTTAGTAGCAAGGTTTTCAATTCTATGTCCTTTGACATATGATACCGAAGGCTCAACACCAACTGCAAGTTTAGTAGCATCACCACCATTAGCAGCTGTTAGATAACCACCATTACCAGCTTCATCATCTAAATGTTCTCTAATATCAAGAGTATAAGGTCTTACAGCATAATCGCCTGACTCTTCGTGTGTTCTTCTAGCTAGTCTTGAACTAAGTTCAGTTCCACCAGTTTTATCTGTAGTTTCAACTTGTACAACACCATCTTTAATTTTTAATAATAGAATATAATTAGAGTATGTTGTATTAGGAGCAGTTAAAGATTCTTTAATTAAAGCAGTTTGAATTTTATATCTATGAGCACCAGGAGCTGCAAAGTTTGGAGTTCCTTGAGCATTATCATTTAGTGAACTATCAGAAGCACTATCTAAATCAAAAGTTTCTGTTACATTTAATCCAATGATATAACTTGGTTCGTTTGTATATTTGTCTAAGATAATAGACTGGCCAGCTACATAAACAAAAGTTCCTGCTATAAAATAAGCACCTTCTTCTATGTTAGCTACTGAGCCTTTTCCAATAGGACTAATTGATGATTCACCGACCTTTCCATAAAGAGCAGTACTAGCATCATTAACAAATACTTCATCGGCAGCAAATTTATCAACATTTTTATTTGGACCACCACCATTCAAATATCTAATATATAAAGTATTACGATCTGATCCAGTCGCAGAAATAGCGTTTAGGACAAGTGCACTAACTTGATTACCGGTATTACTAGTACCAGTAATTGTTGAACCAATTAAAGAACTTAAATTACTTGCTTGATATGTAGTATTATATGTTGTAGAAGAATGTGTAAAAGAAGCATTAGTCAATTTAATAAAATCATATTCAGTATTAATAGTAACTTTGCCGCCAACAACTCTGGACCCATCTTTAAAATTATATTGGCCAAGCTTATCTAATTGAGATTGAAAAGCTGTTTGTATTTGAGTTAATTCTCTTGCTTGTACTGCATGACCAGGCCTAAACTGGATTCTATGATAATTTTTAGTTTCATCATAGTCATCGTAGTATGGCGCAATATTATAATTTTTTACTCGTGTAATTCCCATTTTATTCCTCTTTAAATTCTAATTTCTAGAATTCAACTATTAATTTAATATCTTCAATCTGTGATGATGATCTATTAATAGGATCTCTATTTTCCAAGAAGATCAATTGACCACTATTTCTTTTTACTTCAGGACCATATCCATTTGATACTGTTCCAAAAGCATCACCAGTATTTAATGTAGCACTACCACCATTTGGCAATGTTCCAGTAATTGTGTCACCACTTACAAAATTACCAAATCCAGTTTTACTATTTTGATAATAGTATAATACTTTATTTGAAGTATCAATTTCTACTAAGTATGCTTTGGCCGAGCTTGTTGATCCACTAATAACTTGATCGACTGCAAAGCCAGTTAATGAAGCGCCACTGTCTAATCGTAAAGCTCTTCTAGCTCTTAATGTTGTAGCTGAAGCAATAACATCTGAACCAAAGTTTTGTGGATTTTTAATTAATGCAATTTGTCTGAAGTCTTGACCTACTGTTAAGTCACCACCTTCTGAACCAGATAACTGAGTATTAACTGCAACAAAGAAAGCTCCAAGTTCTGAAATAGGATCTGTTCCATGACCATTAGGTGGAGCAATTACAGCTCTAGCAGTTGCTAATGAACCACCACCGCCACTTATTGTAATATCTACTACGTTATAATCGCTTCCTTTATCTGTAACATTAATTGAAGTTACAGTTTGAGCATTTCCAGACCCAGCCATAACTGCAGTTGCAGTAGCACCAGTACCATCACCAGTAATTGTAATTGTTGGAGCCGAACTATAATCTTGACCAACATTAGTTACTTCAATTCTTTCAATACCACCAGCGTTAGCATGTGATAGAGAATTAATCTGAGCAGTTTGGTTAGCATAGTTAACATCAGTTGTTGCAAACCTACCAAAGGTTAACGTACCACCATCACTCAATGATTGAGCACTTGATAAAGTAAGTGTAGTGCCACTAATAGCTGCAACTGTTACTGAACCAGAAATACCAGCACCTGTAACAAGCTGGCCAACTCTTACATTAGCATTTGCTGCAGATAAAGTAGCACCGGTTGCAGAACTTGTTGCACCATTAACTGTAGCAGTTGTTGGATATGCTAGAGTATTAACTGGCATATATGAAATAGTTAAGAATTTTTCAGCATCAACAACAGTAACAGTATACATGTATTTCCACTTATAACCATCTGATTCTGCAGTTGGTATAGTATTAATATGAACCGGTTCAATTGTGGATGCACCAGCACCAGCTTCAATACATTTATAAACTTTAAACTCAGATGTAATTATATAAAAAGCTTTATCGTAGATTGTAGCATCATCTGAATCCCATGCAACATAAGCTCTACCAGAAGTCCAGGTATGTCTAGGTACAATATGAGATACTTCTCCTGCTGTTACTTTTTTCATACCAATCATTTGTTGGTATGCTCCTGCAATGTTGTCAATATTATCTAAGGGAGTGAATGGTGTAGTATCTGTAGTATCACTAGTTGAATTAGACCAAACATCTGATTTACCTATAGCTACATAAACACTACTAGAGGCCACATCCTCTTTAAAGTTTTGAGCATTGACTACTCTAAATGGTGTTGTTACGATTGCTGTCATTTTTCTATTCCTGTGCTATTATAGCTTTGTTGTTATATCTATTTATAACAGTTCCAGGGAAGTTCTCTATAGTTTCATCACTAAAAAACCGCATTGGGTATCCGTTTCTAAACTTCCTGTGACTGTCAAAATTATTTCCTTTTCTGTTAAAGTAATTATTATTTATAAGGGTTCTAAAGTTCTCATCTCCAACTTCAGTAGCTACATGATTTAAAGAAAGTATAAGAATTTCTTTAACTTCTTTAGCTCTTTCTTCTGCATGTGTTGGTGAATTAAATCTTATTATTGGATCTACTACGTAACCATTACCAGGATTTGTAACTGTTATACCAGTTATTTCTCCTTTGTATATTGGATTGTCTTCATCTGATAAATTATCAGCTGCTGCAATTTGAACCGTTGCTGTTGCGTTAATGTTTGATGAAAGTAAAACACCATCTGCATCTGTTGCAGTTGGTGGATCAATTGTAAGAACCGGAGCATTAGTAAATGTTTTATCTCCGAAAGGACCAGATGTTCTAATGCTTCCATTGATTAATTTACCTGAATTGGTATTTGCGGCTACACTAGCATTTGCTGAAGCGTAGTTACCTCCACCACTTACTATAGTAGTGCTTGCAACTCTACCATCAATATCAACTTTACATGTAATGTTAGCTGTAGATATTGTTTGCCCATCTATGGCATCTCCCGTTACTGTCACGCTTGGTCCATTAAAAAAGTCTTGGCTGTTAACAGTAGTTTTAGTTGATTGATCTACAGTATAGCCAAATCCTGGATTAGCTATACTTACATTTGTTATTACACCACTAGAATTAAGTGTAAGAGATAATACTGCGTTTCTACTTATATTAGCTTCAAAATTAGGTAAGAAGAAAGAAGCAAAACACTCTACAAGTAATGCAACATCTTCTGCTCCAATAACACCAGGCTGTAAACCGGGCATTGATGATAATGTTTTTCTATTAAGTCTTCCAAATAAATCTTTAAAAGTATAAACAAATCCAGGTTGATTTGGAACTGGAATTGATCCAGTATTTCCTTCATTAAAGCCTGTATCTAATTCAACTGCGTCCTGTCTAATATTATCTCCAAGAGCAGCACGAGTCAATTCTGTTAAAATAAGAATCTCACCAAAGAATATAAATCCAGCTGGATGTACTAATTTATCAAAGGCTGTTTCCCAATCACTTAAGTTTTTACCAGTCCTTACGACATAAGAAAACTTTTGATAAAACTTTGAATCCTGTAGTTTAATATTATCTGATAAAAATCCTTTATGATCTAGATATCTGTTAAGACCAACATCCCATTTACCAGAAGAAGGTATTAAAGTTTTATCATATGGAAATGCGGTTTCAACACTTTCATTAAATAAGAGTCTAAAGAATATTTCAATAGAATCTGATGTACCTTTTAGTTTATAGAAATCATTGATATTTTTATATAGATTTCTTTTATTAACTGTAAGATCTCTTGGAATAGCTGCAGCTATTTCTTTCTGCATAAGCTCTAAATAATCAGTTGTGTTCTCATCAATGTTCATAGCTTCTTCTATAGCATTAATAATATAAGAAGGACCAGGTCCAACCCAATAAGTAATAGGTGTTACTAATTTTGCAGTCTGGCCGTTAAGATTATTATCTAAATTAACAACAGAAAAGGTTTTACCAATTTCAGTT